GCGGCGGTGATGAATGAATGATGAATCGTAAACTCGCTCGGATCATCGAGAGCAATCAAACCGATCCCTGGAATTGGTGGGGTAACTCTAATCTCCGTTGTCTGCGCTGTAACCGCAGGGATGGGAACTTTAGCGATTACGACGTTACTGCCGTCCTTGATTTCTGAAGTGCCCGCAGGTTTGAGGGTTACATCTACAGTTTCAACCTGGTTAAGTACGCAAAAAGTAAACACCGAACTTTTTTCTACGATCACATTCTGGTTCTTCTTGAAAGCACTTGACACTGACTCCAATAAAAAACTCGTGGCAGTGATTGTTGCGAGTGGTGAGCCTGAGAAAATTGGCCCATAGGCACCTCCAGTTCGACTCCACAATGAAGTCTTGCTGGTGGGTTTTAGCAGCTTTACCGAGGCGACCGGAGTCGAGCCGGGAATCCAAACGGACGAAGACAGGGTCACCGCAGAATAATCCTGGTGGTCCACGCCCTCTTCAGTTTTTACGTTGGTGATAGTCCGAACGTGACTCGCCGATCCAACGCTAACAACAACCAGGTCTCCATCCTTCACCGACACAGAACCAAGCTCGCACAACAGTTTGTCGCGACTTGCTCCTGTTGGTCCAAATGTCGAGCGGCGAATGGGCAACACACTCCACTCGTTGAAGAATGGATGAATTGCCGTCTCCTGGTTCAACTCAAATACTTGTGGAGGATGACCTGAGAACGCGCCCGAGCTGAAAGCTGTTCCAACGGGAAGATCCACCGCTTGCCGACCGTCAGCGAACACGGCGAGTTCGGCGAGTGCCGCGACGGCTGGCCGAGGAATGTAGCCGAGTGGATCAACTAGCTTTCTTATAGAGTCGCGACGAACCGACGTACCAAGGTACGAGTCGTTCGCGAAGACACTGTCGTAGAACGAGGTGAGATCACATACGTAGGCCCACATCTCGATCAGCATCATTCCGAAGTCTTCTGGATGACGACCGCGCCACTTACCAAACGCTTCGAGTGATTTCTTCAATCCTTCACGATCACGTTCGATCAAGTAGCGCAACGACCAAAGTGGATGATTCTCGATTTGGGCTGTCGTTCGGATCGACGCAGCGTGCAACAACGCGCGACGAAACTCCGCGAACGTTCCGATCTGCCGCGGCAGCTGGGAGAGTCCAGCTCGTATCGACAGCGCTGGAGGGAAAATGAATTCGTCGCAGATACAGTTCATGCGCCACCCTCCATGACAAGTCGCACTGCACCGCGTTCGGGCACATTAGGATCGTTTTCGACTCGAATGATTTCGTCTTTCGCGACTTGATAGACCAGCTCACTAAACAAACGCTTTGGAAACCAACTTCGTCTGCGAATGTAAATGTCTTCAACCGCGCGCACCCCGGGCACTTCCTGGATTGCCGCTTCAAGACGCGCGCGATAAAGCGGATCACCAAAGGTCCAGTTGTCGGGTGAGAAGAAACCGAGGTGTGCATGAACTCCACGTTTGCCAAACAGCACTTCGAGTACTGCTTCCTTTACGTCACCTTTGTAAGCATTCGGTGCAACGCAGATGTGAATCTCGAGATCGAGGTTCGCAAACTTCGGATCCATTCCGTAAGTTTCGCGACCGGCGAGTCGATAGCGGTCGAGTTGACGTTCAAGATCAACTCGTTCGGCGGGAGTCAACGCGAAACTTCCTTTTGGATCTGGCGTCGCAAACAACGTCAGCCAACTTCCAGTCCACCGAAACTTCGCGCCGGCCCGTTGAACCCAATCGAGCTTCTCAACAGCTGCTGCGTAGTCTTCTTCACGAACTGCACGAAACGTTTCAGCGCGAAACGCTTGTGGCGCAACGTGACGCGCTTCGTCCGGCGTTTCCGGATCAATTGCGTCGAGAACACCAAACGGATTGGTAACCGCACTAGCAAAATTCAATGCGAGCGAATCGAAGTCGTTTAAAGAATCTGCTGCGACGTTGTCACCTCGACCATGGCCCAGTCGGTAGACAACTCTTAACTGCGTGCCTCGAGTTGGGACTTCACCAAATTCACCGGTACCGAACTCGACCGTTGCACCCAGACCATTCGCGTAATCGAACTGCACAAACTCCTGCACTGTTCCGGTTTCATCGACGCGTCTATACCCGGCGACCCGTCGCCACGCGCCATCATCAATAGTGAAATGCTTGTCCGTTGGGAAAGATGAGTTGACGCTAAGGAACGCGCGCTTCCACTCCCACTCGCTCGAAGTGATCCAAACACCGGCGATGCGAGTTCCATCCATCACACGAACCTCCGGTGCCGTGTGATCGATGTCCCGGCCATGTGAAACGAGGTCGCGATCTTCAGAACCGGGAAGAGTGAACAACAAGGCGGAACGTTCAACGGTGAAGCGCGAGAAGTTCCCGGTGTTGTAGTAGGTATTGGTCGTTGGCGCCGGCGTTGGTTGAAGTGGCGGCAGCGTTAAGGCGTTTGGATCGGGTTCGACTTCGAAGAAAGATTCCAAAGTTTCGCCTGCAGTTGCAGGAACAATATTGCCGCGAACTACCAACGTCTCTAGCTCCATCTCAAATGGTGTTGCCTGTGCTTCTTCCCATTCGAGCCTGGTGATGTTTTGCGGAATCAGTGGATCAACTTCATCGATGACGCGAATCAAACGCACCAACCACGTCCGAACCGGAACACTCGCATCATTTGGATTGGTCTTCAATACAACCCACTTCCCCGCTACGTCTGGATTAGTGAAGTCTTCGAGCGGGAGATCAGCAGCGTGATGCCCGCTCACGTACACAGACGTCGAACCAACAAGTAAACACGTATCGTTGTCGTCCCATTGATACGCGTTCAACTCGTTCGCACCGTTGCGAAGATTGAAGTTTGGACTGTGATAGATGTTCGCTTGTGAAGCCAACACTCCGAGCGGTGGAGTTAGACCACTGTGTCCTTGAACAATCCCATGACCAACTTCATAAACTGACGGACTGCGGCCACGTCGCTGGTCCGCAGTCTCTCCTGGCAGAACGGACGGTGGCCTAACCCACACTGGCGTGCCTGAGGAAACAACGTGTACAGGCGCTGCCGCGTCCACGGTGAAATCGAGCCATGTTGTGCCGCCCTTTCCGTCGTGCAGGAAGTAATCGACCATCCGCGCGTGACGTCGGAGAGAACGTCGCTGACTTGCGCTTTCGAAGTAACGTTCACGAGCAATGCGATCCTGGTAATAGGCAAACTCGTCACCCATCGCGCTCATCATTTCGGCCAACATCATTCCGAGATCGGCTTCAAGGCGATCTTTCCAATCGGGATGACGCTCTGAAGCGAAGTCGAGCAGCGCTTGTCGAATACTCCAGAAATCACGGGCCGTGTAATTGACTGGATAATCGACTAACTCATCATCAGGACACTCGTGAGGTTTTGCTTCACAATCGAGTTCACTCGGACAGTTCGCTTTGAAACTGAAACCGACTTCATGGAAGTAGGGATCAACCAGCGGATGATTGAGTTGGAAAACGTAACGTGAGAAATCGCCTGGCTGTGAAGTGCGTACACTAAGAACACGTCGACCGTCTCGAGTTATCCACGTTGGCGGAAACGTCGGGTCAAGTGGAACAACCGGAAGCCACTCGCCACCGGTAGGACTAAAAATCTTGATTTGAGCTGCAGTGATTGGACCAAGTATCTGTTCCGCATTCAGAGTTGCGGCCGGATGGAAGTATACGAAGAGGGTTGTCTGACTCTGGCTGACAAAAATGAAGTCGATGCCGACGATGTCGTCGTGCGTGCGTAGAACTTCTATGCGATCGATTGCAGCCATGATTTATGGAGTCACTACGAGATTCAAGAATCGGCGTTCTCCACGCGCGTTGAGGGTGTAGGAGATTCTGATTTCCATCCGTGAGTCGATTGCGGCAGCTTTGACATCGTTGACGGTGATTGCTGTTTCCAACCAGCGCGTTAAAGCTTCGAAGATCGTAATCTGTGCCAACGCCGCGGTGGCCTCACTATTTGGAGCAAACACCAGGCGCTTTACCCCGCAACCAAAGTCTGGTCGATCAATACGTTCGCCTGGTGCTGTGAAAAGCACTTGAAACATCATTTGTTCAACGTGCGCTACATAGTTCTCTTCTTCTGCAAGTCGTCCGCGACCCAGGTCTATGGCAAACGGATGTTTGATACTTGTGAATGGTGTAGCCATCGCAACCTCTTAGGCACTTACAATGTTTACGGTACCTTGTGGTATCTGCTCCGCCGTCAGGCACATTCCAACGCTCGCCTCATTAAGAATTTGAGATCCAACGACCTTGTTCTTCAGGTCCACAACCAGCCACTGCACGGTCAGGCAAGGACTTGGTTTAGTTCCGACACCGATTGGAATTTGAAAGGGACAACCCGAGATAGAAAATTGATCAGTCGCGAGCGCGATGAAAGCGCCATAGAGTTTGACCTTTGAGTTGGTGGTAGAGATCGAGACTGATCCACCATGCGGACAAAGCAGAACTGAGTTGACTGTCAGTGGTTTCGATGCCATCTCAAATGACCTCAATCGATCCGTTGTTTACGATCACCAGTGCCGGCTTTACATCAACCTTCCCCGCGCCTAATTCGCTGACTACGCCCGTCGCTCCAACGGTGTGTTTGCCACCACCGCTTTCAGTCTGAACATCTGACGCAACGGTTATTCGAGAGCCACCGCTGTTTTCGAACTTCAGGGCATCGCCACCGTCGTCGATACGGATTGTTACTTTGTCGGTCTTCCAGATCTTGATTGCTGCACCAGCTTGATCTGGCAGTTCGTTGTCAGCCCAAAAACATCCGCTCCAGATCGGATAACTTGGATCACCGGCTTCAAACTCAACCCAGACACCCGTGCCAGGCTCGGGCAAACTGTAGAAACCAACTCCGTCGCCGGCATATGGCACACAGGGCATGGCCCATACTTCGAGACTCCCTAGAACGGCTGGCACCTTCACTTTGAGACGGCCGCGCGAGGTTGGGTCTGCATTGTCTGAAACTGCGCCGCGGTATTTCCCGAAGTAATGACCACGCACCCAGTCGACTAAACTCTGCACCTCTTCACGCGATATCGATTCGTAATCCACGTTAAGCTCCCCAACCGTTTCGACTTAGTTCCACTTCCATGCGGTGCTGTGCGGCATCTATCGTGTGCTTCACACCGGTGACGAAATACTTTCCGCTAAAGCGAGTACCGGCGCCTCGCAAGTTAATAACTGTTTGAGCGCGCACCAGTTTTTTGAGCGCATTGACAGTGGTCTTGCAGGTTGCACGGATGAACCAGCCGGCTTCGATCAAAGCCCCTTCGCCGCGGCCATGGAGATCACCAGCGTCGTCAACTGGTGCAACCAGGTGAATCGACCGAGTGCCTGCGGCGATCGAGTTAAGAGTCAGCGCACCCAATGAGGTGAGCGGTGATTGAGCTACCGTTCCGTCGATGTCTGACTTGTCGTTCAGATCGAGTTGCGCGGCCACGACGCTGGTCGGTCGCTCAACGTCCCAACTGATGTCAACGACCTCCACATTGTTTGACTCAAGATTGATGATTAGGTCGTTGTCAGGATCACTCTCGAGAGGAGCCCGTTTGAAATGAGCCGTTTCTATTCCGAGTTCATTGCAAGTGATCCAAAATAGAAAACCGTTGCGACGGGCCAGCCGTTGCACAAAACGGAGATCAGTATCTCGTTGGACCAGCGTGTGCTTCGTCTCAAAGTGTCCAGCCGAGGTCACTTCTACGTCCGGCGTAAAGCCATACCGGCTAAAGATCGAACTGACGGCGTCGCTGTCGGCGACATCCGCCCACAGCACGGTTTGTGTCTCACGATCCATGGCAATGGACGTATCGCAGCCTGACACCTCCACAAATGAACACGCGCCGCCGTGCTCGAGATGAATGTGTTGGCCGGTCACGGGCCCTTTGACAAGACAGTTGTTTCTGCCGTCGATAGGTACAATCACGGTGAGTTCTGAACCGGCACCAATGCGGTCATCCAACAGCATTGGAAAATCTCCCGCACTGATGTCTATGTCATAGCGGATCCTATAGGTAGTCATCTCTCCCGCGCGTTCATAGATATCAACCAACGAAGCTGCGGCGAGCTCCTTGTTCGGTGTTCCGTCAATCGCAATGGCGATTCCCAGCCCCATGCTTCAACTCCACTTACCGCGCCTTACCAGCCGGAATAGAAATCTCTCTTTGTTCTGTCAGTGCTTCCGGGAGCATCACCTCGTTAAGCTCGCAAATGAGCCAAAAGCCAGCTGCGTTATCCAGGTAGCGCTGAGCCAGGTGGTCCAATCTCTCGCCCTGTCGAAGCAGGTGGATACCAAGCGTTGCCTGGTTAGGCGGTGCGGGAACAGGAACGACCGCCACTTGACGACCGCGACTATCTTCTACTGTGTAAGTCTGAAGGCCGAAATAGCGGCTTTTTGGATCGAACATAACTTCTCCTTAGAAGGGCAGCTCGCCTAGCGTTAGTTCGTTGGTAATCCTTGCGAGGGCTAGTGTCTCCTTTTGTGCGCGCGAGTAGAGGTAGCTAGCTTTGGCAATCTTGACGACCGCTCTCTGGTCATTACCAAATGTAGCCGCATCGAGAATCCTCATCCCTAGCGTCACTTTGGCGCGGATTGGAAAAAGCGTCGGTGAATAGGCTTGCTCTTCCACCGAGAAACTCTCGATCCGGACGGGAACAATGAGTCCCGGTCCCCAGTAGAAGAGGACGACTGGAACGGTGGTGCGCGGAACCGTGTCGATCAACGTGCCGCCACCGAGGGTTGTGCTAACAGCATTAACTAAGGACCCGAGACCGGTGGTTCCCGCCGGATAGAGCAGCATCTCGAGCGCGGCAAGACGATCTGCGACTCCGGCAATTACCGCCACGCGATTGTTGTCCGGATCTTCGAGGTCATCAGTTGCGTCAAGCTCTAACGTTAGACTAACTGTCTCATCTGGATCGACAGGTTGAGCCTGTGGATTCACTGCCTTTGCCGTGTCCTTGGTACAGTCCGTTCCAGCTCCGGCGCCGTCTGAATGCTTCCATGGCGAGATCGTGCGCGTCATCGTTTCGGGGTTGTATTGAAAGACGATGAGGTTTGGAACTGGCACCAGTAGTGGCGCTGAAAACTGAATGATTGCGCCTTTGAGAAGCAGCGGGCTTTGTGTGTATCCGTTTGCCATGGTGATTATCTTGTCGGTGGTCTCGTCGGAGCCGGTCTAGTCGGTTGGGTAGTTGGGGCAGGAGTCGCAGGGGGATTAGGTGGAGGAGTTGTGGTGGTTGCCGGAGTTACCACGGCACCCGCCGTAACTCCGTAGCCCACTAGTCCGCCCTGGATCAGTATTTCCCAGTCATGTTGTTTAGCTGCATTTCCACCGTGAGTTGTCTTGGCGTCGTACTCATCCTGGACAGTATTTTTCAGTGTTAACCAGATCTGACCCTGCGCAATCAAATCTGCGCGTGGTTGAACAAGATCATTCTCAAGCTTGTCCATTGCCGCCTTTGGACCACATTCGCGAGAAGTGGGATTGATTGCGGCCGCAGCTGTCTTAAAGCTCGCCCGAGCCTTCTCGGCAATCACTCTCGTGATCTCGAAATGCCACTGTTCATGTGACAACACGCGGTCGCTCTCTTTTTTCCGATTAGCAAGGCAGGTGGTCTGAAAACCTCGTCGACAATCGGCTTTGGATGTCGCGGTGGCAGATCCCAACGTCGGGCGGGACCGCGGGTTTTGGTCGAACATACGCTCACATGTAGCGACTTCTCCCGCGCAATAGCTTGCGCCATTGTCCTTGAGTTTGGGGAGCGCCCATGACTGAGCCGTATCCATGAAAGGTTGAAAATCAGTATCAAACTGAGTGAGATCGATCTGTACTGTTCCCTCCCAATAGGTGTCTGTCTTAGGCTGGCCTTTTTCGGGGTTCTTTACTGTGCATCTTTTCTTGGTATCCGTAACGCTCGGCTTGAAATTCACTGAACTGGGAATCCCGAAACTACTCCAGATTCCAGCTCCCTCATCTGTTACGGTCTGAGGTACGGCGCCGGTAAAGTTTCCCCAGGTCAATTGGCGATATGGGAGTTTGTCTCTTTGGATAAGTTGTCTTGAGACACTGTCTCCTGGTTGCTGCGCGACGTGCGTGAGTTCATGTGCAATTAGACCAACGCCGGAAGCCGTGTGTGGATTGAAGAGACCTGCATTGAAAAAAACGTCCGAACCAAACGTGAACGCCGCCGCATTTAAGCTTTGAGACGTTTCGGCGGCAGTGTGGTCGGTGTGAATTCGAACTTGACTAAAGTCATGATTCAAACGCGTCTCAAAGAAATCTCGTAGTGGCCCTGGTAAAGGCCGTCCATTGCCAACGGCATTTCGCAGTTGCGCTTCAGTTTCAGAACTGACTTCTGACTCCTGAAGACTCGCTGCGCCATTTTCAGTGTCAGATTCCGAATCACTAACTTTGGGAGAAACCTTTGCCGCGGGGGCAGACTTTCTGCTGATGCGTCTGCCAAGACTATTCGCAGGGTTCCTTGTTAATTCATGCGCCACGCTCTCTGCTTCTCTCTCGGAGTAATCATCGGCTTGACTCATCGCTAGCCCTGACTTGGCTTGATCCTGCTTGTTGCACTTCGGACACTGACCACCGCAGGAACATTTGCGCTGAAGCGAGTGGCCCTTGAGCATCGTGTGATTGCCAGCGACGCCGCGCATTTTCGTTTTCACGGGGAGAGCAGAATCAATTGCTTTCGCCGTCTGCGCCTTAGTGACTTGTTGGGTCGCAATGCTCATTGCGCTTTCTCTAGAATCCTTCGCCTCAGTCCCAAGTAAACCCAATGCTTAAGCCGGCCTTGGCTAACCAGAAGCCCTTCTCATCCTCTCGCGCCGTCGCCCTTCCCACATCAACCTCGCCAACAATGCGTAAGGCAAGGTCCTCGCTGATTCGAATATTTTTTCCATAAGAAACTCCGGCGCCGACATAACCACGAACATCAGTACCGCCTGCTCCTGACGGCAAAGCCAGTATTCCTCCCTCAACATGAGCACCGTGTTCACTTCCATAACGCCGTGGTCGTCTTCGGAAAGCGAGATCGCCGCGCAGGATTAGCATCTGCGCGCCACGATCGTCCTCGGGAGCAAAGCGTAGGTATCTCAGCCCTAATGATTTTTCCCAGTCATGTAACCTAGTTACCGGGAACACCAGGCTAACGCCGACGCCAGCGAAATGACTTGATCCAGGAACATTCGCGGCAAGGCCAGTCAGTGCCGAAACGTTGAGAAATACATTCCGTGGACAGGCTTGGTGGAGCAGCTCGCTATCGAGTGGTGGCGCCGAACCGGTTCTAGCTTCGCATTTCGAGGCATCCTCAAATTCTGTAAACGAAAAATTTCCAAGTTCAGCAGCAAAACTGCTGTAGCACTCAGCCGCATCGAAGCCACCTTGCGGCTCGTCCATCACTCCTCGAGGTTCAAACTTGTAGTGAGCCCATTCGTGCAATATCGTGACGACCTTATCGTTTGTCTTCGCGGCCCAAAACCTCGCGCACAAATCAATCCTGTTGCCGCCGAACATTCCTGGATCGGTGTACGCGAAGTGACCGTTACATTGACTTGAAGGTTCACCAGCGCTCACACACCCATACTGGACTTCCGTATTTCGAATACCTCTTGCAATTGCATCAAGCCGATCGGCAATCTCCGGAATGAACCCGCAACGATCACGTGGCTCGTTGAAATTGCGGCGGAATCGTTTCCATAAAAATTCCTGAGTCGACTGAATAGGCGGACGTGCGCGAAGCGCAATTGCCGCGTTCTCGGCGAGCGTCGCAGCTTGATCCTCGAGGTCTGCAACGAACTGCGCACTTCGACGCGGGGTATTGCGACACGGAAGGTGTTCATCATCGTCAACGACTTTGCGCTGAACCTTCGTGCTCTTCGCGCCCACACCTGGTCCTGACTGCTGTACGAAGTGCGTCAATTCATGAGCAATCAAGCGACGCCCCTCTTGTGTTGTCGGTGCGAATCGACCTGGACCAAAAACAATGTCGCGGCCCACTGTGTAGGCATGCGCGTTGACTTCCCCTGCCGAATTTCCGGCTGCAGCACCGGAATGCACGCGCACCTGCGAAAAGTCGTAACCGAAGCGTTGCTCCATATCCCTTCGTAAGCCCGGATTCAGCGGTCGACCAGGACTGGACAGAACATCGTCAACACTCTTCGGCGCAGCTGCGGTTTCTCCGCTCGATTGAGTGGCGAAGCGCTGAATACGCGGAGGTGAGTTTTCAACCGACGAATTCGTTGAAGTGGTCAACACCTGCTCGCTAACACGGTCAGCCTCCTGCTCGTAGCGATCGCCAGGTGCACCCAAAGATATTTTTGTTTGCAGCGCGTGGCCCAACGTTACCTCGTCAGTCTTCTTACACTTTTCACATTGGCCACTACAGGCGCATTTACGTTGGAGAAACCGTTCGGCTATGCGCGTGTGGTTGCCGGCCAATCCACGCTTGTGCGGTTTCATTTCAAGCACAGGACGAACGGCGTTCGTCATTTCAGGCATAGTCACTTGTTGGTTGATTACAGTCATCCAAGCTTCTCGAGAATCGACAATGCGACGAGCTTTTCAATCTCATCTCGCGGAGTACCAACTGGGATTCGGACGCGTAGAAAAACCTCACCGAGGTGTTTATTCTTCGTGCGTTCAGGAAGAGATCTTGCAACGCGTTCTACGACGTTCTGGCCCATCGCTCGGGCTTCTTCTTTGCTTACGCCAGGCATACACAAATTAAGGCTATCGATTTTCACCATCGGCGATTCACCACTTCTTCGTGATCGTCAACTTAAGCTGTAGCTCATTGGTCGAGCGTGGGTACGAGAGCACACCCTCGACCCGATCTTGCAACTCTGGAATTTCGCGCAGGCGAGTTCCTGAATAACGTGAACCTTGGAATGTTTTGTAATCGGTGACGAACGGTTCTTCTTCGGTGAGGTTCTTTGGCTTTTGAGCAGGACCGCCCGATTCAAGTTTGTACGATCCCTCGATTCCGACGTCGATACCCATGATCCGCTTGACCCCTTTGATCTCGGCCACCCCCACGAGGCCGGGAATCCCACTCTCTTGAATGAAAGGCCGTCCGGCTACTGAAAATGAACCACCGGCAGTCTCACCGTAGCGTGACGTGGATAGTCCAAGAGCTGGTGACGGAGCTTCGGAGATTTGACCAGCCGGTATTACCGTTGGACCAAGCGAGAAGAACGTGTAGGGAAAGTTGAAACCAAATGGATCGCCAGCCAGCGCACCACGTACCGATCGAGTAGTTGCTGCCGAAAAGTAGACTCGGGGCTCCAAAAAACCCAAACCTCGCAACGCCCGCTCAAAGCCGGAACCAGGTAGCCTCAGGATTAATGATCCCGTTAAGGTAAGACCCGGATGCGTAATCTCCGCTACTAGTTCCTCGGTCGCGCGATCGACTGTTTTGGAATCGGTATCCGCGGGGAGATGCCTGGCAATAAGTTGCCGTACCATCTGTCGTAGATCGGCCGGGGACTTTATCTGACTCAGAAGTCCGAGAACCTGTTGAGTATCAAGACTCTTTGCACTTGCCAGCAGCTCGTTGAACATCGCAGGCAAGTCATCCACAATCTTAACTGCCTGGTCCCTACCAATCCCTGAGTTCACCAATGCCCCAACTAACCGGTTGACTTCTACATGAGCACTGGCTCCAACGTTGTAGCCGACTCTTTCGAAGACAGTTGCACGGGCATGCACCAGCGGATCAACTACAAACTGCTTGCCACGCCGCACAACTTTCATATCGCTGAAGCGCTCACTGGCTAGCGTGAGATCGATCAACGTGGGATCCACGTACCATTCCGGGTAATCGTCGTCGATACGAATCGTGGTCTGTAAGCGCAAACGGCGGCCGACACTGAGGAAGGGAAAAACCAGGCCGATCGTCTTTGAGTTATCCTCGGTTGGCGGACGATCGAGTGATGTGCCCTGAACAGGCCGCCTCGCAAAAGCAACCTTATTGGTAAATAGTTCCAGATCGATTAGGTCTGTGAGTGTGACATTGACGCCACCCTGCGATACATCCATCACGAACCGCGGCAGCATCTTCATCGGATATCCAGGGCGAGGTAGCGTATGCCCTGGCTGAAACTGGTTCAGCACTAGATCGGCGAAATCGTCTGTGCTCGCGGGAATCTGAGGAACCGTTCGAGGTTCTATTGGATTGATCAACCGAAAGCTTCTGTACGGAATGCGCAGACCGGCTATGCTGAGACCCTCTCCAGGTTTTGCGGCAGGGCCCGGGATGAAAAGTATTCCCGACTCCCCAAGTTCCTGTGCCGTATCAAGTGGACCAACGCGATTCTCTGGAGCATTCGGGTCAGGGTTCTTCGGTGTGTTCGTATTCGTGGGTTGGCGCCTCACTACTTGGCTGGTGGGCGGTCCAGCCTCGCCCGACTGGGCCACGTGGGCGAGCTCATGCGCAATCAATCTTCGACCGTCATGTGTTCCGGGTGCGAAGCGGCCGGCACCAAAGACGATGTCACTTCCTACTGAGTAAGCCTGAGCGTTCACATCGCTCGCGGATAATTCGGCACTTGGCCCTGTATGTACTCGCACGGCAGAAAAGTCATGTTGGAAGCGTTGCTCCATGTCGCTCCTGAGTGGTGTTGCGAGCGCTTGGCCAGGATTGCCAAGAACTTGATGCACGCTCTCTGGAGCAGCACCAACATCACGAGTTGACCGAGCTACAGAGCGTCGTATATGCGGTGGCGCACTTGTAACTGGTTCAGTTGTCGACCTCGCCATAACCTGATCTGCGATCCGGTTAGCCTCGTGCTCAGAATGATCACCAGCGTCGCCGACTGTGAGTTTCGTTCGCATCTGGCTTCTCAATGTGTGGTTGCCCGCCCGACTAACGAGTCGTTTCGGTGCGTCGGCAGACGTCGCCCGGTGCGTCGACTCTGATTGCCTGGTAAGTTGTTGAATCTTCACATGCATGCGAGTTCTTTAGCGCGCTTGCGATCAGCCTCAATTTCAACCTGCAGCTTCCAACATCCTTTTCCGATCTCGACTGCCAAGTGCGCGACCTTCTTTCGCAAGCTCACGCTCGAGTCCGCGAAGCACGTGTCTGATAGACAAGGGCTGACTGGCGCGCTTAGCGATGAAAATTGCTCCCAGCACTGCAAACTTGATCTGAGCACCAGTTGCATCAACACTTTCCGCGAGAAATTTCAGGTCTTCGCGCATCGCAGCGACTCGTTCACTTCCGACAAGTCGCTCAATTACCCTGAACCAGATTTCCAGCCGCTGCTCCACATTGGGTTTTTCGAAATCAATAACGAACCGCAAGCGTCGGATGAAGGCTGGATCAATATTGTGTTTTTGATTGGTTGCCAGAATCGCTATGCCCGGAAACGATTCGATCGCCTGCAGCAGATAGGCCGCGTCCGTATTCGCAAACTTGTCCTGTGCATCGCGGACTTCACTAACGCGCTTGCTGAACATGGCATCGGCCTCGTCAAACAACAGAACTGCATCCATATCAGCAGCGCGTGAAAGAACTCGTTCGAGATTCTGTGAAGTCTCGCCAACGTACTTGCTGATGATGCTCGAGAGATCGATTCGAAACAGATCGTGTTGCAAGCTGGCTGCGATGACTTGCGCAGCCATGGTCTTGCCTGTTCCCGGTGGCCCACTCAACAACGCCATCAAGCCTCTCCCCTGCGGAAACATTCGACGGCTGTTTTCTTGTTCCCAGAAGGCTCCCCGGTTCCTGGCCTCAAACACAATGTCTTTGAGTGTTTCTCTCAACGCTTCAGGCACAACCAGATCGTCCCAATCAAATGGACACTCAAGTAACTGCGCAAGATTTCCCAGACGAGATCGCGCGGCTAACCGAACTCTGTCGACGGCCTCTGGCGCAGTTGCTGCCCGTGCTCGAGCGGCATCAGCGATGTCGCCTACCTGTACGCGATAAGTTTGTGCTAATGCATCCGACTCCTCTTTCGGCCACTTCTTCGACGCAGGAATGTACTCACGCCAAAGCTCCGCGCGCTCAGTTATTCCAAGCGCCGGCAATTTGATTTTTCTTTCGATGACCTCCGCAACCGGAGCCGGCTCCTGGTTTGGTTCACAGATAACGAATTGCAGAGGGAATGAGGGAACGTTGGGCCACAGTCTTTTTATTAGACTCTCACCGGTCCAGGCGACCGCACGTCGTTCCAGGTATGCCTGTCGTTGGGCGCGCAGGAAGAGTCGCGGCCATGTCTGATCGTCAACTTGATCGGCATCGACGACGAGTAGTGGCAATCCGACCGCCGCGCTGATCGTGGCTGCAAACGTACGCCTGCCACTTCCTCGCGGCCCCGAAATGACGAAACGTAATCGCTCAGGAGGATCGCCGTGAATGGTTTGCTTTATGAAATCTACGCTCTCACTAAGAGCCCACGATCGCAGCGGTGATTTCGGTTCTTGAAGATGCGCAACTCCCACCAGCAGCGCATCCAACGAACTTCGGCCAGCCAGCCAATCTCGAATGTATGGATCGCACGTGAGAGCGGCGGGCTCGCCTGGTCCCATATCTCGAGCGGATATTAATTCCCATCTAAACAAAGCGGACTCGGCGCCCCAAACACTCGATCGGCCATAACGAAACAAGCGTGCGGCGAGATCTTCTGTTACGTAGCTTCGACCCGTGTGGTCTTGCAGGTACGCACAGACGCGTGCGAGCGACGGATCAAGAGCTACCGCGAGACACGCCTGCAGCAAATCGCTTTCTTCATTACTTAGCGCGAAAACCCGGTTGATTTCAGCCAAGCGAGACGACTGGTTGTTGGTGATTGACGTTTCAATCGCGGCGAGTGAAGAAAGACTTACACGAGCCGAGTCATCCTTTTCCATCCACAAGGATTCCGCTTGAGGAGAGTCGCGGTCTGCGAGGTTTGCATCGATCTCACCTTGACTGATGACAGTTCTCGCAGTCGGCGCTCCCTCTTCACTCCATAATTTCTCAAGCCAGGCGCGCCGGAGCGCCGCCAGCAAACGAAAGCGAGCAAGTAAGGTATCGAGTTCTGTCGCAACACTCCGATTTACGGCAGGCCGGACCTTGGCGACAGATTTCTTAGTTGCACTTTTCCTGCGCGTCATGGTGCCACCACCCAATTTGGAGCGCTTTCGGCACCATTAATAAGTAAACGGAAAGGAACCGTTTCTCCCGGGTTAATTCCCGGAATTGGATATCGAAACCGCAGAGTGGTTGTGTTAACCACTTCAAACTCGCCGGCATTTAGTAGTGCTGCCGCCTTCAGAGGAACCCGGTTGGGACCGACAAATATTTCTACCGATTCGATATCAAGATCGGGATCTTGATATACAGCGCCCGTCACGGTAACTACTCCGGCCGGGTCCGGCGCACTAATGTTGTCGATCCGAGGCGTTACAATGAAGGGTGCTTCGTTTGAAGTCTTGTTGAATGTGCGAATCTTATTGTCAGCATCCAATCGGCGAGTCGTAACTGTAGCCATAGCTGAATAGATGCCCGGCAGAATTCTGTTTGAACCAGCAGTCGGATGAACTGCGGCAAAGATCTGGCCCTCAGTAGCCGTAACTCCCCATTCAATTCCAACCTCTTCCGGCTCTGAAAAGCGTTTGTTCTTTATCAGGAGTGTGGTCGCATCACCGGTCAAATCCGAGCCAATAAAGCTGAGCTCACCGCCCGTATTCGTGACCAGGTTGCGGACTGAAACTTCGGCCGGCTGTGACTCCACGCTGGTAGTAGAAGTGTCTCCCGGAATTGTGAAGGTTATCGTCGCTCGGCTACCGTCAAGTCTTGGCGCGCCGCGGGTAAAAGTGAAAATGCTGTATTTCAAAACACGACCAGCACGCAACGCTGGCTTTTCAGGTTCGAGTAAGACAACCGACGCCTGATAGTAAGCAGCCAGCCTCATCGGCAACTTTCCAGGCGCCCAAAAGCTTACGGACTCCGTCGGTGAAATGGGTTGAAGAGAAATGCGGAAGCGATTGTCAGTGCCCTGGAGGTCAACCGGAAAAACTTTCAGACCACCGATTTCCGTAGAATCATCGATAACCGGAAAGTCTCGGAGAGCCTTCATGGCAAGACCAGTTAGTAGTTGCTCCCTAAAGATGCCGGGATCATCCTGGGTGTCGCTGTGGGCGGTGAGTTGGTAAAAGAGATTGAGTCCCATCGGAGTAAAGCGAATTGGGAGGACGGACGACACCGGGGCGGCGTTTTTGAAGTGTGCTTCTTCCGTAATGTGATAGAGATAGATCCCCACCGTACTTGGTCCATTCAGTTCTTCCCGGGGCTCGGCGGAAACTTTGAGCCCGACGATACCAGCGCCGGCCGGCGAGGCTTTGATGTGCTTATCGATCAAACTGACAAGCGTTTGCGTTACCAGTGAGACGTCCAACAGCATGTTTACATTTGCCCCAGACCGAAACGCAGGCGCGAGGTTGGAAGACTCAGCTTGTTGCCCTGGCTTGGTCCAACTGAACGAATCACGGTTCGCACTACCTCACGCGCCTGGGTCGGGGCGGTCGTCACGACATCAACTCTCAGCTGACCAATGACTAAACGAGGCTCCCCGGAAGCAAGCGGCTCACTCCGCAAGGCGTCGTCGCGTTGGGGCTCAAGCTTTGAAGTAGTAATTACCGGTGTACGCGTCTCGAGCGATAACTCCTCAGTAGAAAGTCTTTCAGTTACGACGGGTTCGAACGCTTCGATCAGTTCGTTCACACCAGGCCGCGCGCCTTTTACTTTTCCATCTGGTCCGTTTTCAAGATTCTCAAACGTTGCCTTTCTGAAATCTGTCTTTGCCAACACTCGCGAGCGCGTGTCGTTTAGAGCTGGCCGGGGTTCAATTGTCACCGGCCCTGCGTGGGGCACTTGCTTGATTTCACCTGGGACTGACATTTTTTCCATCACAACAGTTTCATCTCGCCCGATTCGTCTTCGATCCGGACTCATCGTAGAAGCCTGATCTTTATCTGGACTCAAGTCTTCCGGGGAATCTGCGGGCCTGTTTGGTCGAACAAACGAGGTTGTTGGTTCGCCATGCGCAAATGAATCCTGCGTCGCCTCTCGGGTCATCAGACTGTGCCCAGCTGGAGCTATAGAAGGTGTCAGTGAGACACCTTCTGCACGCGCCACCAGTCGTTGTAGATAAGCTTTCACGCGAATGACCTTGAATTCTGGCGAGGGGAGAAGTCCACTTCAATGAATTCAACAAAGGCTTGTCGCTGGCTGCGGGGGAGGCTGAGTATTTCGTTCAGACTCCAGCCGTAAGCCACCGCCAAACGATGAATCTCTCGCCCGATGCGCCGTCTCTCCTGAAGAAGCGCGCGCAACAGATAAGACTGAATATCGAAATGAACTGGCTGTTTGCCTCCACACTCAGGGCATCGAGCGTCCAACTCAAGATCCATGACGGGGCCAACCTCTTCCATTGCCTCCTGCACATCATCGATCTCGACAGACTCGTTCGATTCGAGGATGCAGCGTTGTAACAATGCTAATTGCGCCGCTTCAGGGGATAGACCAACCACTGCCAGCTCGTCTGTGCCGACTGGTAAACGAAAGCGAAGACCATTAGCTAAGCGGTAGGTGCCGTCAGTATCGTGGGTGACCGATGTCGAAGATTTATCGGAATCGAGGGAGACAAGCAGGTCCCGAATACTAAAAGTTAAGTCGAAGAGCTCTTCACACAGGACACACCGCACAGCGCTTTCGATTCGTGGACCAAAAGTTCGCTCGTAGATTTCTGCAAGTAGCTGGTCTCGCTCGGAGCCAGTAAGCTCAGCAGCCTTAAAATGTTCTACGGGAGAACCGGGCGGACGCACCAGAAGTCGATCAATCAAGTCAATTGCAGTGGCTGTGTCTAGCCCGGAAATCGACTGTTCGTCGAATCCGTTTAACTCTCTTACGCGTAAGCGCAGGAACTGACCCGGGGAACCGAAAGCAACTTGATCCATGGACATGATCTCAGCCCCGTTTCCTCTCTAGGTTTCCGTTGGTTCAGTGACGGCTACGTCGCGCTCCCAACCTTCGTTCTGAATCACCATGTGCTCGATGGCGATGACGTGAGCATTGGCATCCAGATCCGGAAGAGCGTGATATTCGGAAACCCAACAGCGATAAACTTTATAAGCTTTCGCCACCACACCCTGTTCATTTAGTAATTCGACAATGAGGTCTTTGCGAAAGTTTTTTAGAGAGATCGTCGCATCACCGTCCGTCGTGTAAATGAGGTTGGCCCACGCTTCGAATTCGGGATCGTGAGTGACACCACGTTCGAGGGTGATCGGGTCAAACTTCCAAATACTCGGTGAGACACGAGAGGTACTAGGGTCGCCACCTTCCCGGTGTGTAACCGGCTCGGTGCTGCGCTTGAGCGTGCTTATCTTGCTGACGCCGGCCACGTACTTTCCGTCCCACTTGATACGGAATTTCATGTTCTTGTATGGATCGAAGCGGCTCGTGTTTACGGGAAATTGCGGTGCTGCCATGATTCATTAGCTCCGTTCTGGGACCGCAGGCGTCCTCCCTGCCCCCGTTTAAGTTTAGAAATCCTATTCCTAATCGAGCAGGCGAGGACGCCTGCGGTTCCAGTAATTTAAACCTCGATCTGTCCGGCCATTTGTTGCAGGTAGAGGATTACAAATTCAGCTGGTTTGAGTGGTGCGAAGCCGACCCAGATGTTGACGATTCCCAGGTTGCGATCTGCTTGCGTCGTCGTTTCCGTGTCGCACTTCACGAAGTAAGCATCGCTCGGTTTCTGACCTTGAAACGCTCCCTGGCGAAACAGGTCGTGCATGAAGGCTCCGACGTTGAGTCGAATCTGCGCGTAGAGCGGTTCATCGTTTGGCTCAAAGACAACCCACTTCAAACCGCGATACAGACTTTCTTCAATGAAGAGTGCGAGACGACGAATCGGGATGTACTTGTACTCACTGCCGAAACCGTCGTCCCCATCCATCGTTCGCGCGCCCCAATTGACGATGCCGTTCGGGAAGATGCGAATCGTGTTGATTGCGCGGGGATTCAAAATGCCATTCTCACCATCCGAGAAACGCTGTTTGAGTCCGACCACTCCTCGAAGATCAGCTTCAGTGCCGGCGGGCGCTTTCCAAACTCCACGTGTGCTGTCGATACGTGCACACAAGCCTGCGATTGCGCCGGCTGGTCCAATGTCTTTCTTCAGACCGTTTTCGTCGATGGTTATCTTTGGAAAGAAGAGAGCGCTGTAGTCTTTCACTAATCCAATGCGAAGTGCGTTCACTCCAGTTGAAGCAATTTGTGCGTCGGTCCACGAGTCAGGTGGATCCATTAACAAGAATGCGCGACGATTCTTACAACGCACACTCGCAGTTCCGTAAAGCGACGTGACGGGAACGGCTGCATCGGGAGGAAGGACCATCAAGTTGTAGAGGTCAACCTCCTTGTCGATGATGTCGTAGGCTGCGTCGTAGTCAGACGCGAAGGGTTTGCCACCATCAGTGCCGACAACAGGTGCAGTTTGTGAACCGGTCCCGCCGAGACCGAGTCTGAAGAAGTGTACGTTTGGTGGAGTGTTGATGAGTGCTACCAACTGCGCGGGTAGCGCTACTACTGGGGCTGGAAGGGCGTAATCGTCTTCATAGATATCGCCCGGTTGAATAGCGAGCCGACTTCCCCAGACTTCAGCTTTCCACGAGAACCTGTGGGTGACGATCGGCGGAGTAAAGTTATTGATGGTTTGTGCAATGATCGCAAACTTCTCACGTAGGCCATCACTGTTGCCGTTCGGTGAGCTTGCGAAAGCATCTACCGCGACACGTGCCAGGGGAACTGTGTCAACGGCGAGTGGGATTGGAACTGTTTGTGGCGCATTGGCGGCATCCAGTGTTTGCAGCGAAAGCGACGTAACTGTGCTTCCCAATTGACTGACGAAAGCGTTGAGGTCGGCCAGCGTAACCTTTGTTGTTACACCCGATGGCGCAGGTCGCCGCACCGAATGGCTCGACACTTCAATGCCACCCTGTGCTGTGCCAAGCATTAAAGGCACTGCTAAATCGCGCGCTTCGGGAGCGGGTCGGATAAAGACGTCGCCAGTACCTCCCGAAGTGATCTGCACACGGTTTCCAAAACCAGTTATGCCCGCCACCGGTGCTGCCACTACGGTAATTCCGGGCAAACCTTCGGTGACAAACTGCGCATTGATTGCGCTTTGAATGCCTGCGACTGTGGTCGGGAAAGCGGAAGTGTCGATCCTGAAGTAAGGACTGCCATCAACACTAATCAGAAATACCGAATTTGTCCCCAACAACGTAGCGAGATTCGCAGCAGTCATCGAGCGACCACTCAATGAAAAGCCAGGGTTCAAGGCACCAGCAAGTAGATCATTTGCGTTGATGAGTTTTGAGTTTTGAGTGAGAAAGTCCTGCGCATACGAGGGAGAGGCTGGATTCATACTCAGGCCGCTCCAGATCTCAGTGTCTTTCTTAACGCGCGTACCAGAAGAATCAAGTTCAAATCGGAAGACTTCGAGATTGAAAGTGACTTCCGGTTGTGCGCCCGCATAGGTGACGCGCACGCGAATGTCATTGCCAAGCACGCCAGCATCTTTTGCCGTGAGCCTCAGTGTTGGGGCACCGCCTTCACTGCGAAGAGTGATCTGCGCCGGGATTGCCCCGTTGGCAATTCTCATCACGAAGCAGTCAGTGCCGCCATTCAGGAAGAAGAGTTTGACGTAACGAACAAGATCGCCACCAGCCACGTCTTCACCAAAAGCTCGTGCATAGTCGAGATAACTAACGCATCGAACAGGCCGGTTGATAGGTCCTTTCTTGGCAGTACCAATGAACATTCCGATTGAGGTGCCAACACCAGCGATAGTTCGGACTCCACTCGGCACTTCCTGAACATAAACACCGGGGTAACTTAGCGCAGGCGTTACCATTGAGATTCCTCCTTACCAATCAAAAAACGTTGCTTTGTGTGAGTTTGCTTTTGACTACTTGTCGGACGACTTCGGACCGTCGCATTCGTCTGGTTTCTAAGATTCGGTCTCAAGAAACTGTTTGATCTCGGACAACTTACTTTCGTTTAGCGAATAGATGGTTTCGGATTGGGGCGAGCAACGCTCGATCAACCAACCCTTTGAGACAAGCAGCTCCAGGCTCTCTTCGAGTTTGCGTTTCGCTTCGAGACTTACGCTCTTTGAAAGCCACCACTGCTCAATTCCGCGAATAGTGTCTTTGGCTTTTGGATGAGCAACGAGATAGCGGAGTATCTCAGGGACAAACTCACGCGACAGGTTTTCTGTGTCGGTACGTTTCTCATTGTCCATCGAAGCACTGGAGAAGACAGAGCAATGTCTGGGCCAAGTCTAGACTCTCGAGTTTAGTTGAAGTTTTCCAGAGTCGTTTTTTTAGAATGCGGGTTCACAGCCGCGGCGTGAATTCTTTGGAGGACGAAAAGACGATGATGCTGCCACCGAACTGACGATACGCTGCGAAGTTATGGCTGCGGCGATCTTCCCGCAACATCGCGGCGACGGTGCCGCAGTCGTGAGTCGTTAATAGTAAATCGTTAATCGAAACTCCTTTGGGCGATTCATCAATCACGATTCTGAATTCACGATTTACAATTCACGATTTACGATTCACGATTTACGATTCACGATCTACGATTCACACGTCTAGCGGGCTTTTGACACCTCGGCCGCCGCGATTCAAGACGTGGGTATAGATCATCGTTGTTCTGACGTCTTTGTGTCCGAGCAGTTCCTGCACCGTTCGAATGTCGTAGCCGTCTTCGAGGATGTGAGTGGCAAAGCTGTGGCGAAAGGTGTGGCAGCTGCCATTCTTTGAAATGTTTGCCTGCTTCACCGCGGTTTTCACGGCTCGCTGTAAACTCTCTGGGGCGACGTGGTGTCGACGTACAACTCCACTGCGCGGATCTCTTGATCGTTTGATAGAGGGAAATGCGTACTGCCAGCACCATTCCTTGCCTGCGTTTTTATACTTACGTTCGAGAGCATATGGCAGATAGACTTGTCCAAAGCCCTCCCTAAGATCTCTTTCGTGAAGAATTTTTACGTTCATCAGATGTACCTGCAAGGCAGTTTTGATTGACTGCGGCAGCATGGTGATTCGATCGACATTTCCTTTCCCTTCGCGGACGGTTATTTGGTTGGCGGCAAAGTCGATATCTTTAACCCGCAAACGGATTGCTTCCATCAGGCGCAGTCCAGCTCCGTAGAGCAAGCTGGCGAGTAACAAGTGTGTAGCTGATAGTTGCGATAGAACTTTCTGCACTTCAGTTTTGGAGAACACAACCGGCAACTTACGCGACGGCTTGGCACGTTCAACGTCTTCAATAAACGGCAACGGCCGCTTGAGGACATCGCGATAAAGAAAGAGCAAGGCGCTCAATGCCACGGTCTGGGTTGAGGCGGAGACGTGTAGATCTACGGCAAGATGAGCGAGGAATTGGCGAATTTCATTTTCGGCCATCTCGTTCGGGTGTCGTTTGTGGTGAAAGAGGATGAAGCGTTTGATCCAGTTGGCGTAAGCATCTTCAGTTTTGAGGCTAAAGTGCTTGACGCGCGCAACAGTGCGAACCAAATCTAAGAGTTTAGGCGAGGACATGGTTGAGGTATCATGCCTTTCGTGAGAATTTGAAAACTGTCAGAATATAGCACGCTGGGCTGCTTAGATGACAGAACGTCGTCTAATTACTAGTT